CGCTAAACAACATCGCCCCCGTTGGCTGGTCTGGGAGAACGTCCCCGGCCTTTTGTCCTCCTCTGATGGACGGGACTTTGGTAGCTTCCTCGGAGGGTTGGCAATCTGCGGGTATGGGTTCGGCTACAGGGTGCTTGACGCTCAATACTTCGGAGTGGCCCAAAGACGCAAACGTGTGTTCGTTGTCGGATATCTTGGAGACTGGCGACCTGCCGCAGCGGTTCTTTTTGAGCGAGCGAGCTTGCAAGGGAATCCTGCACCGAGCCGACAAAAGAGGAAAGGAGCTTCCTCCTGCTCTTCTTCAAGCGTTGACGAAAGTGGCATCCAACTCACTGTAGGAACTTTATGTGCTGATACACACCCTGGCAGTTACAGTGGTCAGGATGCCTATACAGGTAGATTAGTCCCAACTGGTGTGCCAGACGTAATGTCTACTTTACTGTCTTCAACGGCAGGAATCTCTAGACCTGGCAATGCCGTAACTGAGCATGAAACCTACATTCCGATGACAAGTGCTTACTCGATCCGAGAAGATGCCAAAGCCAACACTTTTAGTGCCACAGAATTAGAGGTTGCAAATGCCCTGAAAGCACTACAACCGAGTCCCCAATCCCATCATGCACAGACCTTTGTTGCCCAACCGATTGCGGTGAGAAGATTAACGTGTGTAGAGTGCGAGAGATTACAGGGTTTCCCAGACCATTACACCGACATCAAACCCAAGGGAAAGCCTACTGCTGATGGCCCAAGATACAAAGCATTGGGCAATAGCATGGCAGTCCCAGTTATGAACTGGATTGGGAAAAAGATACAAAAAGTTGAGGATTTAATCAAATGACATTTATGGTGACATTCAAAGTAGACGTTAACCCTGTTGGCAAACAAAGGGCTAGATACGTCAAAAGGGGAAACTTTGTGCAAACTTACACTCCTGAGAAGACAAGAACCTATGAGACCTTAATCAAGGATTCTGCAATTGAGGCAATGGGTGCTTCTGAACCATTGGAAACCCCTGTTAGCCTTTATCTCTACATTCGAGTGCCAATCCCTAAGTCATGCACTAAAAAGCGGTTAGAAGCCATTGACAACGGATCAGAGAAGCCAACAAAGAAGCCTGACGCAAGCAATATTTTAAAAAGCGTAGAAGATGGCATGAACGGGGTTGTTTACCATGACGATTCGCAGATCATAAACATCCATGTTGCGAAGGTTTATTCAAGTCTGCCAGGTGTCGATATATGCGTTAAGGAGTGTTTAGAATGAGCAACCCATTTAAGATTATTGAGCCAACTTGCATCAGCTTCTCAGGAGGCAGAACCTCGGCTTATATGCTTTACCGCATCCTACAGGCTCACGACATGAGCCTCCCACCCGAAGCAATCGTTTGTTTTGCCAATACAGGCAAGGAGTGCGAGGAGACTTTGGAGTTTGTCCATGATTGCGAGACAAATTGGGGTGTCAAGATAAATTGGCTTGAGTACAAAGCCCATGAAACCCCAAAAGATAGGTTCAGAGTGGTCAATTTTGAGACGGCAAGTCGTGATGGAGAGCCTTTCTTTGACTCAATCAATCAAAACGGCAAGCCATATTTGCCAAACCCAGTTGCCAGGATATGCACAATCAACATGAAGATTCGGGTCATTCACCACTTTTTGAAGTCTTTGGGGTGGAAGCACAACGAAAACATGGATTGGGTGGGCATTCGGGCAGACGAACAAAGAAGGGCAGCCAAGATTGACCGAAGCAGAACCCCGCTTGTAGCGGCAGGAATTACCAAGGAACACGTTGGAGCGTTTTGGAAAAGCCATGCATTTGACCTAAAGTTGCCAAACAACAATGGGGTAACGATGCATGGAAACTGTGATTTGTGCTTTTTAAAGCCAGCGCACCAGATTCAGTCCCTGATCCAAGAAAAACCCGAAAGGGCTTTGTGGTGGATGAAGATGGAAGCCCACGCCAACAGTTCAAATAAAACCTATGGAGATGGAGCAAAGTTCCGCAAAGACCGCCCAAGTTATGCAGAAATGCACAAATATGCCTTGGCTCAGACCGATATGTTTGACAAAGATGAAGAGGGAATTGCTTGTTTTTGCGGAGATTAGGGTTTATCCCTATGGTATTACGCAAGCAATTAAGTAATATTTAATTTTTAACAGGAGTAAATCATGGAATCTAAATACGAATTTGACACCACAACAGGTGCGGGTAGCGAGGTTGTAACGATTGTTTACAGCTACGAACACGATGGAGAAACCTCATATAACGAAAATATTGAGGAAATCTGGTTTGAGGGTCGCAATGTCGTAGGACTTATCTCTGACGAACAATTCAAAGAGTTGGAGATTGAGGCGGCAATGCGTTTTCAGCACCACAAGCAAACCAAGGGTCAGGAAGTGGATTTTGAGCCATGAACGAACCAACCAAAGCAATTCAGTACTTAATCGACACCGCCCCTTTGTATGCAAAAGCAAAGGCAGATCGAATGTACTTGGAAGAATTCAGAAAATCCCGCAAGGCTCAATTGGCAAGCCAAGCGGGGACAGAAGTTCTTGGAAAACAGGAAACCTTCGCTTATGCCCACCAAGATTACATCCAAATACTTGAGGGAATTAGGGAAGCCGTGGAAAGAGAAGAAAAATATCGTTGGTTAATGACGGCAGCACAAGCCAGAATTGAAGTTTGGCGTACAGAGCAATATAGTGCCAGGCATGAAATTAAAGCAACTCAATAATGCAATCAAAGAATAAAGCTAAACCAACGGCTAGTGAAAGATTGCATATTGCTAAAATAAAGTTAATGCCATGCATTATCTGTGATTTACCACCACCAAGCGAATGCCACGAGATTAACCAGGGACAGTGGTTCACATCAATGCCACTTTGTGCCGATTGCCACCGAGGTTCGCTTAATGGAATTCACGGGCAGCGTAGACTATGGAACGTCTACAAAATGGATGAATTGTCTGCTTTGAACGAGACGATCCGCAAAATATGCGAAGAGATGCCGATTAAAAGCCTTAAAAGCCCGTTTTAAGCGTTTTTTGCCTCAAATGCATCTAGGTATGGCGCAAAACAAAAAAAGGGCCTGAAGCCCTTATTTAACAGACAAGAAAAAACCCACCGAAGTGGGCTTGAGAGTTTAGCGTTTACCGCTAAGTATTCGGATAATCAGCGCAATACAGGCATAAATCATTTATTCCCCCAAATGCGGTCATTATCTCGATAACAACCACCAAACTCAAGTTCGACAGTATAAATATCACACTCATAATCATGCCACCAATTAGACTCAATATCATAACTAATTGAATGCTGGTCTAAACCTTTCTTTAATGCTTCAATAGCTTTTTTTTCAGATTCTCCAAACGCTTGAAAATCAAAACGCCAAGATTCAAATCGAGCTTGATAGAATTTCATTCTTGTTTCTCCTTAATCTGGTCTTTAATCATGTGTTCAGCTATTTCGTACCAATTAACGTCAGACAGGAAAGCCCGAGCGTAGTCCTCAATGAGGTTGCAATACTTAGGAGAATTTGGGTTGTGTTCTAGGAAAATGCATTCTTCTGCATAGTCTTTCAAATATTTGCCTACCTGATAAGGCTCAACCTCAACAGTGTTCAGGTCTTCAAGGGTCATGCCGTCAAACACCTCAAGGTTGACCCTCCAAGTAGCGTAATTAGACCAGCCGTTGTAAGTTTTATCGTTCATTTCAGCACTCCGTTGAATAGTTAAAGTGAGCGTTAAGCATTGCCAAGGCTTCGACAATCTTTTGGTCAAGTCCATAATGCGCGAGTGGATCAACCACAAAACGACCGCATTCGCTGAAATTGGGATTAAAAATGGTCGAACCCTCTAGCTCTATTGCATAGACGGGTTCATCGTTGACGTTGTTTATGAGAATAAAATTCATTATTGACACCTGTTAAAAAATAATTGATTAGATTGCACCGAGTCTACGCAAAGCCACATAGTGAAGTTTTATGTGAATTGGGCGCATATGCTCAGTAGGGTTTTTGGCACTGAGAAGAATTTGCTCGGGTGTGAGCAAACGAAGGACACAAGCAAGGTATTCTCTTTTTGACATAATATTGACTCCTATTAAATTATTGGTAATCGGGTCGGAAGTGAACAATTGAATTTTCTGTTTCTCCGATAAAGTTATATCCTTGATAAAGTGCATCAATTACCAAGGGTTTGAACTTCCAAGAGGGTTGGTTGTCGTCAATATTGAACCCAAAGGAATAAATCACTTCGTAAGGAGTCGACTCTGCAAAGACCTCCTTGAGGCGAATTGGGTTGAAGTTTTCAGAGTCAAGGTTCTCTGGTAAGTCGGCTTGGAAGTGTTTATAAAGAATTGCAAGTCCTTTTTCTGAAAAACAGTTTACTCGGCACTGTTTGAAACCTTGGACAAACTCGGGGAAGGTGACAGATTTCATTTGGTTTTCTCCTTATTTAACCAAAACATCAAAGTAAGCAAGCAAACCCACGCAAAGGGCTAAACCTACCAAAAGGGCGCTTAATATGTCTTTTTGGTTGTCGTTCATGATGTGCTCCTAATTGTTTGAATTTTTTTGCCGCCATTGGAAATTGCTTGGTTTCTAGCATTACTGTTCATTGTGTGGATAACATCAAACACCCCGTTTGGCATTTCCCAAATTTCAATTCCATCAAGGGAATCCCTAAAAGTTTTGACCTTTTCGGTAGCGTAAGCAATAGCGTTTTCTTTGTTCATAGTGACACCTATTAAAAGTTTAAGAAATCTTCGTAAATTGCAGGGTATTCGTCTTTGATGTATTGAGTAGCTTCTTTGATAGCTACCTCAATGTCTGAGTCAAGGTCGAGCATATAAGAACCCTGAACATTGAGATGAATCGTGCCGTCTGTCAGAAGCTCAACCGAGACAATGCCGTCTCCATCACAACAGTAATGACCGATAACTCCATCATCTTCGATGTCGTAGCCTCCTGCATAGAAGTCCCAAGCATCAAATTCTCTGATCTGAAAAACATTTTCTGTGGGTTCGGCACATTCCCGAAGGTAGTTATTAGGAGCATAGGTCTCCAAGAATTGACCTTTTGAAGTCCTTTGAACCTTCTTTCCTGTTTGGAGATTGGTGTAGAGTGCTACCGACTCTGTGAAAAAGTCAGAGCGAACAGTCTGTTTGACCCAAGTGATTTGCATATTGACACCTATTAAATTGCACTAGTTCCGCTAGTTCGGTCTTAATATAATAACGGCACAGAAAGCATAAAAGAATAGGGACAAACCCTAAGTTTTGATAAATAAACACTTATTTTTGGAAAAAAACAACGCCATGTCTGGACGTAAACCTGGTAATAAAACAATTCAATTTCGCAGGAAATTAGACAACCCCAAACTGATGATTCTTCTTGCTGCAGGAAAGGGAGACATCTCCAAGGGTTTCGAGAACATATTAGCCCTGTACCAACATTTGCATTCAATAGGATATAGGGTGGATAATCCTGTCGAACAGATTGTATTGGTTACGAATAAGTCGGACAATGAACAACCCTGAACAGATGAATCTCTAGTAGGTAAGGTAAGAAGGAGTAGAAGGATAGATGAAACAACGACAGGCTCAATCAAGTATGTGGAAAATGAACCCGCCTCCTCATGCTCACTTGTAAATGAGAATCATTCGCATTCAGATCCAAATGAGAATCATTCGCATTTAGACCTGGTTAGGGTAAACCCTGGTAGATGGATGAACAGTACTGGCTGCTTGTACAGTAGTAGAAACCCTTAGGTAGAAACCCTAGGTGGTGAGATGTATGGGGGGGGAGGGGGTAGGTTGGGTTGGTAGATATTTGTGTACCCTCCCCTATTCAGAAAAAGCTAAAATGAACTATCCATTCCAAGGAGGACAAAATGGAAAAAAGAGGAAGAGGAAGACCCAAGGGAAGCGTCAAGATGACCATACAGAGGTTTGCTGACAATCCGCCTATGGTTCTACCTAAGACAGACCATCAACGTCTAAAGGAGCTTAAAGAGCTGATGATTAGGAGTGGGGGTAAGGATGTTGCTCAGAAGGTAATAGAGATAGCCCTTAATGATGAGCATCCCCATCAGTTAGTAGCCCTTAAGATGTGTCTTGATAGGACTCTACCTGTGAGTATGTTTGAGAAGGACAAGTCTCAGAGAAGTGCCGTAACCATCAATATCACTGGATTGGGACAAGAACCAACTATCCTTGAGACTGAGCAACCTGAAGATGTAGAGGCTAAATATGGCTGATTTGAACTTTAGTCTACTTCCTTGGCAACAAGAGGTCTTTGCTGACAAAACAAGGTTCAAGGTTGTGGCTGCTGGGCGTAGGTGCGGTAAGAGTCGTATGGCGGCAGTTACCCTGTTGATAGAGGGTTTAAAGTGTCCACAAGGCTCTGCGGTTCTCTATGTGAGTCCTACTATGGGGCAATCGAGACAGATCATCTGGGACTTATTGCTAGAGCTTGGTAGAGATGTTATACAGAACTCCCATGTAAACAACCTAGACATTACCCTGATAAACGGGGCTAGGATATACGTTAGGGGTGCGGATAGACCTGATACGCTTCGTGGAGTGTCTTTAACCTACGCTGTGCTAGACGAGGTAGCCGACATTAAGCCAGAGGCTTGGGAACAGGTTATACGGGCTTCTCTGTCAGACAAGAAGGGTAGAGCCTTGTTTATCGG